CTAATGCACCTATTATTGCTAGTACATTTGTTGTATATTTTGCTATTTTCTTAATTTTTTCCATATTTTTCACTACCTTTCATAACTTTTTCCCATTTTGCATGTATGTAGCTGTTTCCATGCAAATCTTTAGTATAATGGTCATATAGCTCGTATGCCCTTTCAATTTGACACTCATCTTTTTTCTCGCCATTCTCTATATCTGCCAAGAAGTCCACTAAATAATTTCTAGCTTGAGATAAATCAAGCCCATCAATTTTGCTATTGATAGGCTCAAACATCTTTTTTAATATTTTATGCATAGCTAATAATATTGTTGACACTGCAGTTATAAAGCTAGCTATAAGTATTATAGTATTTGCTATATTATTCATTATTCAGCCTCACTTTCTGCAACTTCTTCTGTTACTTCTGTATCTTCTACTACTGCGTAAACTTCTTCTACTTTTAGTGTTAAATTGCTGTATTCTTCGTCCGTTATTTTATTCATTGCATAAAATACATTTAATTTGTTCTCTATGTCTTCTTTATTTGCATAGTATTTCTTTACAATTAATTTTTCTAATAATGTTGCTATATTCATTCTACTCCACCTCCTTCTCTAAATCTGTTTGCATATTATCTAATAGTAATGCACTTGTTTGTGTTGTACTTAGTAATGTTTCTATATTATCTAATCTTGCATTTTGCTGTTCTGCCTGTTTTTCTAGTAGTTTCTTTACGTCTTGAACATATTCTATTTCTATCTCTGTATTGCCTAAGTTTGTTTCTGCCCAGATATTATTAATGCCGTTAAAGGTTTTTGGTAATTCCGGAAGTTGTCCTAAATCTATTAGCTCTGGGTTTGCTAATGCATAATAAACTTCCAAATTATGCGTAGTTAACCATTCATTAAATGCATCCTCTGTTTGTATTTCGGATTTTCTTGTTAATCCAACACGAATATTATTTAAATCATATAATTCTAATCCTAATATATCCACGTTCCAAACTTTTTTTACAGGAAAATAGTTGCAAATTCCTACATCAGGAAATTTTGCTTTCTGCGTATTTGTTAAATAAAATATAGTGTTTTCTGTATAAGTACTCTTTTTCCATTTTTTTGTCCCGTCAAAAATATTTTTGCCAATATTTTTCTGTAATGCAACATTTCCATTTTTATCTATTAATAATTTGTCTTTTATTGTATCAGAATTTGCACATAGTTTGTTACCTTTTAGGTCTATGTTGACTTTTTGTTCTTCATATTCTTCATGTTCTGTTACAACTGTGCCTTCTTCAATTTGTATGTAGCCACCTTGATTCACCATATTTGAAAGTGCATTAACAGCTGTTCTAGTTCCCACAAAAATTGCTCCTGTCTCTCCTGTTGTAATTGTTCTAGTTTTATTATTTGTTGTTCCCACTCCATCGCTGGAAGATAGTGAAGTAGCAGTTATATCTGTAGTTACTACTATATAAGCATTTTGAGTCTGCGGAGTTCCTAACATTGGTTGTAATCCATTTCCCTCATTTGGATTTGAAACAATATTTGTAGATATTGTATATGTTGTATTTGCTTTTAGATATATCCAATGCCCTTTAAAATTTCCCATTTGTGTATTGGTATTAAATTTTGAAATATCATAACAATTCTTTTTAGTTGCACAATACTTAACTTCTTCTACCTGCTCAATTTCTTGCGGATAGTCTGGATTTGGTGATGGATTGCCTCCTGTATAGGGCTCAAAAATAGTTTGTTTAGTCTTAGATATTTCAGGATATAATATTAAATTATTAGCTACAAATCCATTTGTAAATACAAATGTACAATCAAAAGATCTGTCATATGTAATTATATCTTTTATAAAATTATCTGTTTGAAATCCTCTTGCATTATAGTAATCTGTACTTCCATATCCAGTACTTTTATTTCCTTGAATTAACATATAATATGTACTGTTCGATTGCGTTACATTATTAAAATTATAAAAATAATAATTTCCATCTTCTAAAATATTTTTTATACTTTTTTTAAAATATGTGTTTGCTGTTGCTGTTCCATTTATAACAATACTTCCATCTGTATTTATTTTAGCAGTAAGTCCATTTTGCTTTAATGTGCCATTAGCAAATAGCATATCGGATGTATCAAGTAGATTTGCTCCAGTTGTAGTCTCTTGTTTATACATTCCACCAATTTCAGTATTCATAATCCTGCAAGGCTTTGCATCTTCTATGTATAGCTCTGTTCCGCTTGCTTTCTCTGTATTTAGCGCATTAAACAAATCTTCTGTTTCTGTTAAAACACTTTCTGCGTGTGCATCGTATTCACCTATTGCAGTATTTTTGGCTGTTTCTAATTCTGCTTCTTTATCTTTTTCGTACTGGTCTAGCGCTGGTTTAGATGTGTTTGCTACATAATTGTCTATTTCTGTTTTTTTAGTGTCTGTATATGTATCTAATACTTTCTCTTTTTCCTTCTCATATGCGTCTATGTCTTTCTTAGTTGTATCTGTTACATATGTGTCTATTGTAGGCTTTACTGTATCTGTTACATAGTCGTCTAAATTTGTCTTTTTGTTTTTTGTGTAATTATCCAACTGTGTCTCTTTTTCTGTTATATATTTTTCCAAATCTGTTTTGCTATCTGCTACTACTACATTTTTAAATTCTTCTCTTTCTGCATTTGTATTGTAATCTACTCCGTTCACAGGTTTGGGTCCTATAGGTCCTGTATCGCCTTTATCACCTTTTTCACCTGTGTCTCCTTTTCCGGCAAACAACTGCCAACAATCATCGTTTGGTGGTTCAACCGCAATACATCCTTCTTCTTTTATACAAACATAAGAAGAACCTTTATGGGTTACAACATTTAAATATTCGTATTCAGTTTGCTTGTTGTAATCGCCTACTGGATATGTTCCTACATAGCCTAACACTCTGTCCTCACTTTGATTATTCAAGTTCCTTCACTCCCTCCATAAATTTTCCTTTTTTTATATATAAATCCACATTAGAAAGCTTCGTTGCATAAACTCCATGGCATTTCATTTTTCTATCTACATAGAACTGCGGTAGTTGTATTGCTGTTGCCATATTTTTTACACCTTCAGCTATATCATTTATTTCGGTTTTCTTTTCTGTAGCATTGCTATTAAATTCATCCGTCTTTTCTTTTGCATTAGTATTAAACTCCTCTGTTTTTGTTTCTGCATTGCTGTTATAATCTTCTATTGCTGTATTAGCTTGTTTTGCAAACTTTTCTGTTTCTTGTTTCATTTTGTTTGCCAATTCAACATTTTTGTTGTACTGTTCTAATATGTTATCTTCTAATGTTTTTATTTTCTCTATATCGCCATTTATACCTATAGACACATTAGTTATAGCTTGCAAATATTTCTCGTAAATATTTGCATCCTCGTCCGTATATTCTTTATTTGGCTCGTATTCTGCGGAAGATATTATTATTGTTTTTGTAACTAGGTTCGTTGGGATTCTTTTTACTATCTTGTTTTCTTGCACTAAAAAACCGAACTACACCAATCTTGTATCTCCCATTTGGCAAGTTCGGTAATACTGTTTTATTATCTACTATTTGTTGCTCATATACATCGGAATCGTTTATAAATAACATTTTTTTAGCTAGGTTGTCCCATTCTTCAGAAAAATTAATATCTATGTTATACAAGTCTATTGCTTTCGCATACGTATTCTCTGTTTCTACTATTTCTAAATAGTCTTTTTTTACTTTAAACTGCATTATAACCTCCTAATCTTCCACTGTTTTTGTATATTCTAATATTACATAACCATTAAACATACTCCTATCACCGGCAGTCTGTATTTCTACTATTGTATTATCAACAGCTAATGCTGTATTGTAAAACATTTCTTCATTCTTGTATACTAGTGGCAAAGATTGCGTAAATTTTGTTCCATCATTTCTTATTGCTATACCCTCTATTTTTGTAAAAATACTTATATCACTTATATTGTGTTGTACTTCTTTTTTGGTTGCATTAGGTAATGTTCCAAAATTTATAACTTTTCTATATATTGTCTTGCCATCTATCCAGGTGCCTACTGCTTGTTCCTCCGTTGAATAAGTGCTGTTCCTTGTTATTTTTTCATTTAGTTCTTTCCCTTGTTTTGCGCTTAAAGCATCTGTTGCACTTGTACTTTCTAAACTGTTTACTACTGTAGCAACTACTCCAGCACTTTGTTTTGCTTTTATTATGTAGGTTGCTACGAACGAAGGTTGAATGTTGTTGTGTGGCTGTGAGCCTCCAGCTGATGTAGTTCCATAATTTTGACCTTGTGTCTCATAGGAAACATGACCTCCAGATTTAACATTAGTTTGACTATCTGAATTAACAAAGCTATCAATTGGCATTTTATGGTTATGTTCTGGCATTTCTGCTACTGTTAATGTATGTGTCTTTTCTCCAAGTGTTTTTCCTATTGTGTTAAAATCAGTATCGTCTGTATCTAATCCAACAATAGTTCTTCCTTTTATGTTTGGAAGATTAAATGTTGTACTTCCATCTCCTTCTCCAAAAGTAGTTCCAATTGCATTAAACAGTTCTGAATAATCTGTCCTGCTTATTGCACTTCCATCACAAATTAGCCAATTTTCAGGAGCAGTTGCTTTTGGATATGGCATTATAGAAGCTACTGGCAATGTATCTCCTGTTGCACTTCCTCCTCCAGTTTGGTTTACCCATTCTACATCGTTATCTGTATCTGTTTTTTTGGCTAATACTTGTCCTGTTGTTCCTCCAGTAGGAATTAGTTTTGCTTTATCTTCGTTTGTGTAATCATTTGTGCTTAACCCTTTTCCTTCTTCTTTATCTACTTTATTATCTAGTGCTTTTTTAGTTGCTGTGTCTATTGTTTGAATTGTTTCCTCTATTTTTTCTACTGTTGTTTTAGCATCTTTTGGAATATCTGCTAAATTTTCAGGCTCTGGATATGGAATTTCATATTTTGTTGTTTTTCCCATTTACTTTTCCTCCTTATATAAAAATGATCTATATGTTTTATCTTTTAAACTGCTATAGGCGTAATTTGCATAGTCTTCATATTTTTGCATATTGTTAAGTGTTTTAAGTGCTTCATACCATCTATTTAAATCTTCATATGTTATTACAAATAGCTCTTGCCAATCTTTTTTATAATAATTAATATAAAATCTTTCACATAATTTTCCTATTGTGTTCTCAATCATTTGCACATCTTCTACAAATAAAAAATCACCTATATTTTTTTTATTTGTTTTTTCAATTTTTATAAGATTGTAAAATTCAGATTCTGTGTTTATTTCTGTTACTGTTCCAAAATCTTCTGCTAATTTATATTCTTTTAGGTTTATTTTTGTTTCTATGTCTTCGTAGTTTAGATATAGAAATTCATTTAGTTCAAGTCCTAAATCATATTCAAAATTAATTGCTACACCTCTATTTATTCCTGCATCATATATTCTTCCTTCATCTATAGTGTTCTTAGATGTTGTAATAATAGGTACAGCTTGCCCAGTTGTTAGCCAACTATATACTGCTTCACTGTCTATATTTAAATATATTGTCTGTCCACTTAAATCATCTCCAACAATTATATTTTCTTTAGAAACAATTTCATCTAAAAATTCTGGTGCATTTTCTTTGCATATTTTTTCTATTAATGTTATTAAATTGTTATATTCATTTACATCAAACAAATCTTGACTTGTCCATTTTTTTTCTAAATTCAATTTATTTCCCCCTTAAATAAATATAATATTCTAATGCTCCATTGTATGCATATTCAATTTCAGTTATTATTGCCTCTTTTATTATACTTTCACCATTTTCATCGTATATTCCTGTTTCTATTCTTACAGTATCACCTATTTCGTATGTGAATGCATCATGCAACTTGATTTTATAATAAAATTTTTTATTTAAATTATCAGTTAACCATTCTGATATTTCATTAGCTTGAGCTGAATTTTCTATACTTCTTATATCTATTGTTTTGTCATTTGCTACATTATTATCTTTTTTTAATTCAATATTATTAAAATTTATAGTTTTTCCTTTTATTATAATTTCAAAGGTTTTGTCTATAAGGTTGGTATAATCATCTCCACTTAATATAAAACTAAAATTTGTTAAAGTTCCCAACACATAAGATTCGTCAGAAAGAGCTTTATTACATAATGTTCCGTCGGAATTATATATTTTAACTTCATATTCTATATCTCCTTGGATGTCTTGAATCCATGCTAAATCCTTATTCGTATTATAGTTAATTTTCCAATAGCAATAGCGATTTTCTTTTTTTTCAAATGTTATACTGCTTTTGTCAAATTTTACATGTGCTAATTCTTGTTGCTCTGTATCTTTACTGTGTGTATAAAGTTTTACAATTATGTTTGCATTTTCTTCTTTTTTTTCTATTGTTGGATATTCTTCCATATTATTTAAATTAATTGTTGCTATTGGTTCATTTTCTTTTATTTCTTTTATCAAAATTTTATTGTCAACATTTTCAAATATATTTGCTTTAGCTATTGTAGCTAGATTGCTAAAAATTTCATACATGGAATCTTCTTTTTTAAAAAAAGGATATACTTTTATATCTTGAATAGATTCATCAATTTCAACTTGAGCAAGCGCTCCTTTAAATCTATTGAGGTACCATAATAAGCTAAGCTCTGTCAGATAAACTTCGTTTACATTATTTACCCAATTTATATTTTTATATTTTGCTAATGCACCTTCAGCATTTATTATAACTTCTAATGCATTCTCTTTTTTTTGTATATTTTTGAAATAAAACTGGTCTATTTTTACATAATAAATATATTTTTCAATTAGTAAACCTACATAAACCGATATGTTATCAGTTTCTTTTAACCCTGCAAGTTCTGTATTTTCGTTAAATATGTTATATTTATTTTCATAATCAACCAATGTTATTTCTGCTGTTTTTGTCTCAATTTCATCATTTGTTAAACTTGCACCTTTTTTGGCTGTAATAGACACGATTTCATTATCTTCGTAAATATAAACAGTACCTGTATACACATTAAGTATTTTACAATGTGCATTTGGCATTGACCATTTATAGATTTTAATTGTAACTAGAGCATTTTCGTTAATAGTTTCTATTTCAACTTTGTTGTTCGTATTATTTGTATATTCATGTGTTACACTATCACCCGATTCAAGATTCATTATTGTCACGTCAAAATTTATGGCATATTCATTTCTTATACTAGAGAACAATATTGTTAATTTACCGCCTTCAGAAAAATGCTCTGCATATTCAACATTTTTTACATTTCCATTTTCATCAGATATTTCATTGCTATACCAGCCTTCAATTTCAAAATTTGGGGAAATAACACATTCACTACCATCTAAACTTATACCTTTATTTTCAAAAATTGCATACTTGCCTATTTCCCAAAAGTTTTCTTTTACATTTTGGCTATGTATTATAACTTTTGCACTTGTTGTTACAACATTGGATCTAGCATAATCAATAAATTGTTGTGTAGTTTTAATCATTAAACTGCACCTCCTGTATACTTGTCCGCTGTTAGTTGCACAAAATTGCATTGCACATCTTTCCATCCTGTTACTAAATGGGTATTAGGGTCTATTGCATTAGCATCTGGTTTTAAGTCTCCAGCATACATTTTTTTAGTAATAATTTGTCCTTTTGTATTTGGAAATTGGCATGTAAATTCTTTTTTGAATTTTAAATTTGTTAAAAAATTCATTTGTTCAACAGTTAAAAAATCCCATTTCATTTCTATTTTCCATCTTGAACTTATTATTTTTCTTATAACATCTCCTAATGCATTTTCTGTGCTATCTTCTCTTAAATTTGGATATGGAACATATTTGGACGGAGTAGGTAATGACACTCCGTCCGCAATTATTACGTTATTTTCTTTTATCATTTTTCTACTCCTTCCTAATGTTGCAAGATTGGTTTATATCCACGCCTAACAGCTTCGCTGTTTAAGTCTTCTATTATTTCTCTTGCAAACACTTTTCCGTTTACTACTAATTTATTTTCAAAGTTTATTGTTTCGTTATTTCCTGTGTTATTATTATTAGCTAATGCTTTTTTAATATTTTCGTACAGAACACTTTCTTGCAATGATTGAGTTTGTAAACCACTTGTATCGTACTGTATTGTTGGAATATTACTTATTGAGTCAGTATTTATTGTATAAGACATCCTTGATGTTAACGTTTCCAATTCATCTGTTACTTTTTTCATATTATTATGTATTCCTTCAACCATTAAATCAATCATATCTGGCATATACGTGTGAAAATTACTTAATGGTCCAACATCCGGCTCCGTAAAATGTAAAAAACTTTTTATTTTACTTGCTACATTACTCACTGCTGATGTAACTTTATCTGTATTTCTTTTTATTCCATTTGCCATATTTTCAGCCAAATCTTTTCCCCATCTGGAAGCATTGCTCGATAATGTAGAAAAAGCATTTCCTATATCATTTTTCCAGCTTCTTATTATTGTACTTGCTCCACTTAGACCTGTAGAAATTGAACCTTTCATTGTTCCTAAATTATTTCCAACTGTTTTACAACAATTTTCCCAACAGCTTGATATATTATTTTTTACATCTCCAGCCCAATTTGATACATTATTTTTTATATTTTCAATTTTTGTTTTAATTCCATTTTTCATTTCTTCTATTTTTTTCAATATGTTATCTTTCATTTTACTAAAATTAAAAGAAACATTTTCTATTAAACTTTCTATTCCATCTATCATTCCTTGTATAATATATTGTCCAAGTTCATACATCGTTTTAGAGGGACTATGTATTTGGAATAAATTAACTATTGCTCCAATTATTGATTCATCAAATTTCTCTCTAACCCAATCTTTTAAATCTCTAATTTTTTCATGCATTCCTTGCTTTATTCCTTCTACAATATTTTTTCCTAATGTTTTAACAGAATCCGTTAAGACGCTCCAATCTCCATTTATAAAAAGTCTCGTGTACTTATCCTCAAAATCTTTTTTAAGTTGTTCCATTTCTTTGTTGGTTAAAGTTATTCCAAGCATTTTTACAAGCAATTCAGTATGATTTTCTACTACAGACCCTCTGGCTGATGCAAAGAATAGATTTTTTAAACTTACTAGTAATCCTTTAAATCCAGTCCACAGTGTATCTAGTAATTTGCCCCATTCAATATTTTGTATTGCTTCATCTATCCCTTCTCCTATGGATGTCCCAAAATTTGCCCAGTCTAAATTTTTTACAAATCCATATGCTGTGTCAATTGCAGAATTTATTCCATCTGCAATTGTTCTGCCTGTCAATTTCCAATCCTGCGTTTTTATTTCAGAATTTAATGTTGTTGCAACAGCTTTTCCTATTTTTTCAAAATTAGTTTTCTTGAAAAAGGTATCTGCAAAAATTAAACCTGTATTAATTCCATTTCCAATTGTCGAGCCTATTAAACTCCAATCTGTTCCATCTATAAATCCATTGATAAATTCTGCAATATTAGTAGCTACTTTCTTAGCACCATTTTGTATTTTATCCCAAGGAATCTTTTCTAACGATTCATTTATTTTTTTTCCTATTTCTTCTCCCAGCTTGTACCAATCTCCATTTTTTATGGCATTTATAAGTGTATTATCTAGATTATCAATCCCAGATAAATCCATGTTAGGAGCAGTAGTCCCTCCAGAGCTTCCTCCTCCTGAGCCACTTCCAGTATCTTTTTGAATATTATGTATTTCATCAAAATCAGCTAGACTATTGCTTGCTTCTTTACTTGATTTTGCTGTTTTCCCTGCACTTGATGCCATACTATTGTAAGCTTTTGCACTTGCGTTAGCAAATATATTTACTCCTGTAAGTGCATACACAACACTTTGTATAGCCTTCATTAATTGATATACTAGATTAGTTACATATTGTATTACTGGTGCTAATGCAGAGCCCATTGCGTATTTCATGTATTCTATATTAGCACTTAATTGCTTAGCTCCTGAATTTTGACTTGATAACCAACTATTAGCACAACTGCTTAATGTAGAATATATGCTTTGTAAACCAAACAATGCCGTTGCATATCTTGCTATTTGTCCAATCCCTTGTCTTATTCCTCCACCCCACGATTTTATGTTGTTTTTTACTTTTACAGCTATCCCTGATATATTGTTCATTTGTGGTGTTATTCTTTTTAAAGAGCTAAAAATAGCAGAGAACATGTTTCCTCTACTATCTGTATTTCCTTCTAATTTTTGTTTTTGATTATTTAATCTCTCAAGTTCCGCTTCTGCTTTAACTATGTCTTTGGTGTTTAAATGAATTTTCCCTTCTTTAGCATTTTGTAGTTTTTCCTCAATTTCACTTATTTTGTATTTTACTAAATCTAATTGCTTTGTATTTGGATTTATACTCATGTTATGGAACATGTTTTGAACTTGTTGTACTTGTGGTTTTATTTGTTGTATTTTTGCTTTTAATGTATCCCATAAACCTAAACTTTGCTGGTTCGGTTTTACATCTGTTTGTGTATCAAGTCGTGTACTAATCTGCGGTGTACTTATATTAGTATTTAAATGTTGATTTACTTTTTCAACTTCAGGTGGTAATCCTTGTAATTCCCTATTAAGTTCACTTATTTTTCTTAATATGCTGTCATACTGTTCCCCTTTGGGTGTATTACTTAATTCCTCACTTAGTAACTCCATATTTTTATGTAATTCTTGTTGCCTCTCACTTAAGTTGTTTAGTTTATTAGATGCACTATCTAATCCTGCTGTAGTAAAACTTACTTCATTTGGATCAAATTCTTTATTGTAATTGTTTACAAAATCTTGAATTGCCTTAGTATCATATTTTACGTGTCCTACTTTAGAAACTTCTTTGTTAGCATTTTGAGTTTCAGTTTTTAATTCTTGCATTTTTTGTTTGTATCTTTGCAAGTCATATGCATTTCCCAATTGTTCTGAACTTCCTTTTAATTTTTGTACTTCTTTAGATACTCCAGATATTTCTTGCTTTATTCCTTGCATTTTCAAACCACTAACATCGGCAGGATTAAATGTTTCTTTTATCTTCTGTTTTACTTTACTTAATTCTTTATCAATTCCACTAGCTTTTACTTGTTTAGCTAATCCATTAAAATCTACTTGTCCTATTTCTTTTTGTACTTTCGTCATTTCTTGTTTTATCTGCGGTAGCATCTTCTTAAATTCTTTTAAAGCTTCTTCTACTTTTGCTGTAACTATAATTTCTATTTCTTCTACTGTCATGTGTTTTCATTCCTCCTTTCACCTAAAATTTGTAAATTAAATTTTGTTATTGTATAATTCACCCTGATTGGAGGTGATTAAATTGAATAAAGAGACTGTTTTACATAATGTAGCCATGTCTGCTTCTAAAGCTTTTATTGATTCAAATATGTCTGAATATATTGGCTCTAGAGACGGTTATAACTTACTTGTATCAGATTTAACAGCAAGATATATTGAAGCCTATAAGCAAGCTGAAAAAGAGTATTCCGAATATGTTACAGAATATTCTAAATCCGAAACGAAATTTTCTAATAAACCATTTATTAAAAATATTTAGTAACCATTAATAATAGCTCTTTGCTATCATCAAGTATTTTTAATGCTTCTTTTGCTGAAATTGTTTTACCCGATTCTATTAATACTTTTAAAACATTTGCAGTAATTGAAGCATTTTCTTTATGTGCTTTTAACTCATTAAATGCGTTTTCATAATGTTGTTTTACAATTTCTTCCATATTCTTTTCCTCCCACTAAAAAAGCACCAGACTTAATCTGATGCTTTATATTTTTATAAACTCATTTGAATTTGATACTCTTCATTCTGTATATCTCTTACTGATATTTTTATATTGCTTATAGTTTGTATTATATCTTCATATTTTATTGATGGTAGCTCTCTATATGTTGCTACTTCGTAATAATCGTTTAATGCTGTATACAATCTTTTAAATAACTTACCTTTTACTGTATGATATGGTAAATTAAATTCTATTGCTATTTGTTGTGCTTTATTTTTTACTGCTACTTGTACATCTTTTGCTTCTTTTGGACTTAAGTATACCCTTTTCTTTAATAATTCATCATGCTCATTTAATTTTGAATTTGTTTCCTTAAAATCTTCGTCTATTTGCATTTTAAAACCTGCTAATACATAATTTAATGAAGATTGACTTTCTACTAGTTGTTTCATTAAGCCATTTGTATCTAAATTATATGAGCCATTTTTTCTTATACTAGGTAATACCTCTGATGTTACCCATCTTTTAAATAGTTTTGCTTTTGGTAACTTGCTTGACATTATTAAACTATATAATCCACTTTCATTTATTAGCCATGTTTCTTGTACTCCACCTTCTGAAAGGATGGGATATTTTATCCTATCCTCTTCATCAACATGTTTCACAATTGCTTTATGTGGCTCTTTATATATTAAAGTTTGTGCTATATCTTTTCCAACAAACCAAGGTTTATTATCTATTTCTAAACTTCTTATTTCTCCAAAATTATCATTTTTAAATATCATTATATCATTCATATGTTTATCTCCCTCTCTATTTACTATTTTTCTATCGTTATTACTTATCATATCCATAAATTTGTTTAATCTCTTTTCATCATCTTTATTGTCCCAGATGATTTTACAAAGATTTACAACTTTTATGTCAAATAAATCTATCTTTGATGCACAATTTAATTCTAATTCGCTAAATTGTTTATTATCTTTTTCTTTCCCAAAGATATAGTTCATTGCGTTTAGTTCAATTGGTACAAAGAATTTTATCAATTTATTAGCTCTATCTTTATCTGCTATTACTCCACTAACAAATTCATCATCCACTTTTATTTTTTCGCTTTTATAATAATTTTGGATTCTATCTTTTAATTCCATATGTTTACACCTCCATAAACTTTCTAAGTATTTTTTTGTAAATATTAAACTTAAATACTCTATAGCTTACTAGTTGTATAAACATTAATCCTATAAATCCTATAATTGTATATAATGCTAATAATATAATTATAAATAATCCTGTTATTATACTTTCAATCATAAAAAAAAAGCCTCCTTCAAATACTTTTTTGTACTTGAATTGAGCTCTCATTCATGTTATAATTATACATGAATGGAACTTAATTCATTCGGATAGATATAATTTGCTTAGTTTTGGCGAACGACAAATTATATCTATTTTCCTATTTGTAATTTAATCTTTCTTTTAAATAATATTCCATTGTATCGCTATTTCTGTCAATATACCTAGAGAGTGTCCTTAAAGTTTCTTTTAATCTCTTTTCATCCTCTATTGATTCGTTAAATATAATTTCAGATTCCTCTAATATATCTTTATCATTTTCTATTATTTTGTACTTTAAAATTGTATTATTCTCTTTGTTTATATCTAAACTAAAGTCTATTACTATTTTCTCTTCTTTCCCATCAATAATAGATTTTGACTCTATTTTCTCATTTACGGGAGAGCTATTATAAAAGTAATTAAAGCAATAATCAATTAAAATATTTTGAGAGAACCATTCTTTATTTTTTTCTAACAACTCTTCTATTGCTATATTTACTAAATCATTTTGTGTTCTTTCTAATATTTCACTTAACACTTCTAAATCTTCTGCTACTTTGCTGTCTATTCTAAAAGTTTTTTGTACAACATACTTTTTATTTAACATTTTTTCACCTCCTGTCTCTTTTATGATTGCATTCTTTTTTGAATGCAATCATTTTATATATCATTTTTGATTAAAAGTCAAGAGGTATTTTAAATTTTTTTAAATATTTTTGCAAATAAAAAACACTTACTAATTTGTAAGTGTTTTCTACTGGATTTTTCCATTATTCTTTAGCCATTGATGATATGCATAAAGTAAATTTACGTTTACATTTATTAACTCTTTTTCAAGTGAATCTACTGATTCGCAAATTTTCTCTGTTGTTGAAATATCAAATGTCATTTTTCCTTTTTTTGTTTCTACTAATTCATCAAATTCTTTATTCATATATGATTTTAAGAATATTTGAAAGTCTTTGTCCATTTTATTTTCATCTCCTTTATACTGTAATTCTAAATATTTTTTATTATTATTTGTTTATCTCGATGTATTTTGCATCGATTTTTGGTAATGTAACTTTAGAGCCCATAATAGATGTGTACGAATAATCTCCTTCGGCAATTCCCCATATAGTAACTATATCATCTTCTAAAATCTTGTCTTCTCCTGCTTTTGGAACATATGTTACATATATTGTATCTGTATAATATCCATATTCTTCTTTTGTTATATTTACTCTCAATTCAATTTTGTTATTATAATCTGTTACCTGTATAACTTCTCCATTTACTTTTACATTCGTTCCTTTAACTTTTTCCGGATTACGTGCTAATTCTTCAAAATTTTTATTAATACATTCATTTTTAAATGATGACTCTTCAATAACCTCTTCGACTATTTCATTAGCATTATTATTTTGTATCACATTTTTAGTGCCATTATCAGGCGAATATATAAAAACAAAACTAAAAAACATTGCAATTATTCCTAATATTAGTCCTGTAATTCCTTTGTTTTTTGTTATATAACTATAAAATCCAAATATTGAAGCAACCGCTCCCAAAATTAATCCTATATACTGTATCCAACATAATACAATTCCTAATATGCCCAATATTAATCCAGCTGTAGCCATATAAAATCCCCCTTTTTAATTCATTCTGACGTTTGTTTTATTTATATATAATCATTGTTTCATACACATAACCAGAAACACTTCGTTCATTACATATATTTAATTTTATATCTATTATTTCATAATTGTTTTCTTGCATAAAGTCTAAAAAATTATTTATTTTTGACATATATTCTTGTTTTTGTTTATACTCACTATCAACTATTGTTTCTATTAATAATATATGTTTTTTTCCGTTTTTTGGCATTAAATCTTCTTTATAGTTATCTATACTTCTATTTATTTTTTGATTAAAAATTGACATTTGTTTTCCTCCTTTATTATAAAAGGATTATATCCCAACAATTTATGAAATTCAACAATTATTTTTCGACTTTTTTCGACATTATTTTTTAAATAACTTTTCAAATGTCTTTTTTAGAGGAATTATTTTAGGCTTTTTGTTTCCTAATGGATCTGCTTGTATCATTTTATTGGTTACCGCTTCATGTAGAATTATATTAGTTTTAAAATCTTCATTTGTTTTTATTATATTGCACTCGCAATATAATGTCATTTGTTTAAATTCACAATTCCAAAATTCATCTGGTTTCATACCACAATAATAGCTTAAAGGTTCATACGCATATACTAGCTCTTCTAATGTTTTACTTGCTTTTATATTATTTACTATATCGTCTAGCCTCGTGAAAACTTGAACTCTTCCTCTGCAATATTTGCTACAGCTTTCTCTGCTGATTTTTTTATTATCTCGTTCATATCTATTGTTATATCGCTGTTTATTTTTTCCATCAATTCTTCTTTTTTCATTTTTTTGTTGAAAAAACCCATTTTATTTATATCCTCAGCAATTTCTTTAAATATATCATTGTATGTTTTATTTTTTTCTTCCATATATACATCTATAAAATCATAAACTTCTTCGAAAATTTGGAATGCAGATATCCCTGTATCTGAATCTTCTGCAAATATAAAAATTATCTTTGACAAAGACTCAAGATTTTTTTCTGTTAAAGCTTTAAAATATACCTCTTCAAAACTTTTTCCATCTAAAAGGTTTGTTATTTTTACAATCTTACTTGTTCTATATACTAAACTTATTTTTTTATTTTTTGTTATCATTTCCATTATTTTTATCTCCTTTGCAAAAGAGAGAAGGCACACTTATGCCTCCTCTATATTTTTTCTGTTGTGCTAGTAATTTTACTCGTTCTACTCCTAGCACTTAATGTAGAACTATTCTGTGGGAAACCCTTCATTTTCTTCTACAGCAGATGTTTTATACAGTGACATCTTATCTTTTATAAATTCTTCTGGTGTTATTGTATCTAATGTAATTCTTATTTTTCCAGTAAAATATCTTACAAGTGGTTTTCCTTTAGTTTGTGCTGTTGACTCTGGTAATTCAAAGAACCAGAAATATTCTTTGTCTTTATCTAATTCTCTTAATCTTTTATGTTGTGTATGTGTATATAATATCGGTATTTCTATTGTTTCTGCCTTTCTTATCCCTGGCTGTGCTAATTCATAGTCTAGATCCAATACAGTTGCTGTTATTGCATCCGGTGCTTGCTCCAATTGTGGAATTTCTGAAGTAAAACTTACTTGTGTTCTTTCTCCAACTTTGGTTTCTGAGTACCAAACTTTTGTCAAAGTTGATACATCTGGTATTTCTCCTGCCATAATTAATCATCCTTTCTATTTTATAAATTCAAATGCGTTCGTTATTCCATTATAGCGAACCTCATATGTTACCGTTAATCCATATTTTTTTGATGTGTTATCAAAAATTAACGGACTTGTATTTGTTCTGGTTAAATTGTATTCTTGTAATTTATTATCAATTTCTTTTGCCATATCCATACATGATCTTTGTTTTGCATTCCAGCATGTAACTGAAAATTGAAACATTGACAATATAGGAAATGCATTATGTGTTTTTAATATGCTTTTTAAGGGATTGTGCAATTCGATACATGGAAATATACTTTCCGTTGTTGGGTACTGTAATGTTTGCTCATATCCCAAGCTTTCTAGCTTTTCAAACATTAAATCAGAAAACTCCTTTTCACTTAAATCTCTCACTTGCACGCCTCCTTTATAATTTCATTTATTTTTTTCTTTATTATTTCTTTGTTTTCTGCTCTGGTTTTAAACTCTGCATCTGTTAAAAAATGGTTTGCTTTCATACCCGTTGCTACATAGAACTGTGTATTATTTATTGTTGTTATTGGGAAATTTAGTTTTCTACCTACTTTATGTACTGGAATATACCATTCTGTATAACCTGTTTCTATAAAATGTTTTGTGTTTCCAATATGCTCTTGCTCTGCGTATTGTCCTGTTCCAAAATATTCAAACCATAAATATGGTTGCCCATTTTCTCCTAAAAATTTTGAAGGATCTGCATATACTCGACCTTTTATTTCTCTTGTTTGCATATTAACTAATTCAATTAGTATTCCTTCACTTTTATGTCCTCGTTCAAGCCTTATTGCATATCCTTGTATATTTTTTAATACATCTTCTATTGCTTGTCCTATTTTGTTTTGCAAGCCACTTTGTATTTTTTCGATTTTTTTAAAATTATGCTTAATTTTTATTTTACAACTAATTCCCATTGTTTTTCTCCAATTTATACAAGGTATTTTTTCCTACTTTAGGATTATCTGTTACTATGTAATCTGGTATTATTTGTTCTATTTTAGATATATCTTTTAAGGATATTCCATCACCTTTTGCAATGTTATATTCCATATCTGTTCGTGCGTTTTCTATACTATAGTCTACTTCTCCGTTTGTTTTTCTGTCAAGCTCACTTATGTCACTTTGCAAATTTAACCAAGCTATTCCTTTATATTTCCATTTTTTATCTGTTTCTCCGTGGTCTTCTATTTCTTCATACTCTGATATATATACTTTTGTTAAATCTTTCGTTAACATTATTGTAACCTCCTTAAGTTATTTGATATTATATCTTTCTTTAGCTTGTCAATAATGTTATTAAATGTACTAGACATTCCACCTTCACCTCGACTGGCTAACCCCTCTGCGCCTCTTGCAATATATGTTGCTTTTACCGCTTCTTTTACTAATGGATATAATCTTGTGTCTTCTTTTTTTAACCCAGAGATATTTGAGGCAATAGAATTTATTTCCTCGTATATTTCTTCAATTATTTCCTTGTCTGTATCTTTATAGTTAGGACCTAGGTCACTTGTTATCTTTTCAATATTAGTTCTCATTCTATTACCTCCAAACTTTTAAATAACTTTCCTTTATTCTATCCTTTTGAAATTATTCTTGCTATAGCAATTTCTTTATGGTTATATGAACTTCCATCAGAACCTTCTACTAAATCCCAGTTTGCTCCATCTGCTAATTCTTCATCTGTTGGAGAATCTGTCGCTTGATTTTTCATTAAGTAACTAACACCGTGAGGAGCTATTACCTTTCTTTGTCTTTCATACAAGTAATCTCTATCATTGTCAGCATCTCTATCCATTTCATGAGGTACTTTTGCCCCTAAATCTTCATAATCAAAGGCTCCTTTACCGAAAACATAAGTAACATATTTAGAATCGCCATATCCTGTAATTTCATAGTAGTTTGCAATATCTCCTACTACAGGTTTTTCTACTAGAGTGTATTTTATATTAGCTCCTGAACCACTCTTTGTATAGTATGTTTTCCCTTTTGTCAAAGATGTATCAGAAGTTTTTGCATATGTTGGTTCTCTTTCTTCTGTTATTTCATCGTATTCAATTAATAATTTTCCATTCCATGTATAAACATTTAATTCTCTTTCAATTCCATTTGGATCATTATATCTTAAGTTTGTTACTAATTTTTTACCTTCTAAATTTGTTACTATTACAGAATTTGCTACTGCTAATTTGAAGTTTCTTCTTCTGTCTCCACATGCTTTTTGTAACGCTGTATTTAATGTTGTTTCAGCTACTGATGACTCAGTTTCTCCTGATATATCATATGTGTGTTTTGAAGCAAAAATTTTACCTGCATCTGATTTCATAGAAAATAATGCTTTTGTTATAATTAATAATATATCTTCCCATGCACTATCCCAGTAATCGCCTAGTTGGTCTGCAACTTGACTCATAAAGTCTTTTTTAGATGTTACATCATATGTAAAATCATCTTCATAGAATTTGTCTTTTCTACCAATAACAACAACACCTTGTTTGTATGTTGGTAATGTTTTTCCTTCATCATATTTAGTTTTTCCATCATAATTTACAGGTTTACCTTTTAATCTTCCGATCATTGGAATTATTCCATATTCGGCACCAGTTTGTGATGCAAATAAATCTCTAATTTTTTTATTTCCTTGTAATACTCCTGATTTTATTAATAAATTTAATCTTTCTTGTGGAATTGTGTCATAATAAGCACCAAATGCTCTTTCATTAAAATATTTTTTGTTAAATGTTCCTGTACTTGTGTAATCTGCCATTTTTATACCTTCTTTCTTTAATTTTTATATTTTGATAGTTCGCAAAGTTCTTCATAAGTCATTTGACTTTCTGGTTTAGAACCTTCAATTGAATCTCCTGTTTTAGGTGGTGGTTCTTTAGAATACTCACTTATTGCCTTTTCTCGGTCTGCTTTAGATACTTTTTCAAAAATGTCTAATTTTGAATTAATACTTTCAGCAGTTTCTCTTGTAAAATCAATAGTTTCTATGTATCCTAATGCAATCCCTCTTTGACTTGCTTGACGAATAGTTTCGTCTTTTAATCTGTAAGCATTTAGTTCATTTTCAGCTTTATTTGCTCTAGCTCTTTCTTGCTCTAGTTCATAAGACTTTTTTTGGTCTTCATCCATTTTTGCAAGCTTATCCGCTTCTGCTTTTTTAGCTTCCATCTCTTCTAAAATTGCTTGTCTTTCTTTTTGCTTTTCAGCATTAATCATTTTGTTTACCTCATCTCTAGTAAAAGTTTTTTCTTCTACTTTAGGTGTTTCAACTTTTTCCTCATTCTCGGTAGTAGGCACCATATCTTTTTTTAATTCTTCGTTATTTTCCATAACATTTTTCCTCCTTAACTTTTACGGTGTTATAACCAAACTATTTTGACTTTTTACGGAAGTCTAACCAAACAACAGACAGTTTAAAGCCATATCTAGGGCATAAAAATAAGAGCTAGTCGACTTAGCTCTTGATTTATAATTATAAAATGTTAATAACTTATTTATTTTTTTCTTTAATACTAAAGTGTATTGCACACCCAATTATTATCACTATTTCTGCCAATATTGTGGATATTACTCCACATAAAAATGGATTTATATACATATTTTTCACCTTCTTTCCACAATAAAAGCACCTACTTGTTAGTAAGTGCCTATTTATTCTTTATATTTCCAAACATACCCTCCTGCTGTTTTCCTTTTCCCTTTGCAACAATTGCAAACGCAGCCTGTACTTATCTTAAGCTCTCTATAAATATCTGCCATACTATTCCATTGCCTTATGTAATTTCCACATTTATCATATTGAATAACTTTTTTAGAGTTTGAGTTTTTTATTCCTCTTACCCCATAACTTGGATGTCTTATTCCTTTATGTGTTTCATAGTATTTTTTAAAGCCTTGCGGTTGCTTACCATAACTCCAATGTTCTTTTCCTCTTTTTCTTAATCCTGTTTTCCATGAATGGTCTTGATTTTCTTGATTATTGCACCATTCTAAGTTATCTATCCTATTATTTGTTTTATTTCCATCTATATGATTTACTTGTGGTTTATTTTCAGGATTAGGAATAAAAGTTTGTGCTACTATTCTATGAACTTTTACTGTTGTATTTATTCCATCTAATGATAATACTGTCCTATAATATCCTTTTTTATCTTTTCCATATTTTAATACTTTTTCTGGATAAGTTCTATCAAATATTTTCCCCTTTGGTCCTATCCTTTTTATTGTCCTTCCTAAGCTTTTAATTCTTCCTAAATTGCTAACTTGATATAATCCTTCATAGCCTTGTATATCTTTCCATATTTCTTCCATTAGTTAGCACCTCCTAGTTTTTTCAAACTATATGCTTTATCTATTGCATTTTTCATATTTTGTTGATTATAAAGCATTGCTTTAAATAATGTTTCTATGCTATTTATTACAAATGGTATATCAACTATTCTGTCTCCTCTTTGCATTGATTCTAAATTATCTTGAATATATGATAATTGTTGCATATCTCCTGATAAATAACTTTCTGCTCCTTCTAATTCATCTAATAAATTAATTTTTTCCATAATAAAATACCTACCTTCCAAATTTTCTTTTAACTACTTGAAATTTAGGTATTCTATGTGTTATAATATTCATAGAATTACTTCAAGTAGTTCTAACCTTGAGTGTTTTGTTAGTTTACCAGACAGGCAAAACACTCTACTTTTTTGTGTAATTATCAATATTTTCTTCTAACCATTGTTTTTTTGTCTTATCTTCTTCTTGTAATTTTTGCTCTAATTTATCAAATCTTTCTTTATCTATTAGAACATTAAAACTTTTTTTGTCCTTCCTACGTTGTTTCATATATTCTGCTCTACTCTTTGCTATAAAAACCACCTCCTTGTTACGTGTTACATATATTATATATTGTAACGTGTTACTTGTCAATAGTTTTTATAAAAATTTTTTAATTATTTTTCATTTCATCTTTATACCCTTCATAAAGCATTCCTACTTTTTCTAATCTTCCTTTTTGTCTTAATTTCTTTTTGTCTTCTTCTGGATAGTTTCCATCTAGGAAGTTCATCATTTCTTCATAAAGTTCAGTCCAATATTTTCCACCTTTGTTGTTACCTTTAGCTCTTTCTATCAATTCATCTACATACTTCATAATTACCTCCTAAAATTATCTAACAAACTATTCAGTTCAATATATTTTTCAATGCTACTTGTCTGCATTATATCATGTATTTTATCTTCTAGGAAGTCTATTCTTTGATTTACTGGCTTTTCAAATAATATTTTTGCAAATTCAAAGTCCGTTTTAGTAATTCCTGTTTCCTTATTTATTTCTTTTAAAATATTAACATTTTCATCATAGGCTGATGGAATTATGTGTATTCCTTCTTTTTTACTTATTTCTTGTGCATATAATTGTACTGTTGCTTCTTCTATCTCTCCATACATATCATATACATTTTTATCAAAATAACTAATCGAATGTGCGTGTAATTGTTCGTGTAGCAATATATGTGGTGCTGTTTCATTGCTTATTCTAATATTACAATTCCATAATTTTCCGCTTGGTCTTTTATTGTCTATAATTATTTTTCCACTCCATTTACTTTTATTGTTAGTATATTTATTAACTATATTGTTCGTTTCTTTGGCTAGTTTTTTCAATTCTTTTTCTGTATATGTTTTAAGACCTTGTTTTATTAATGGTTTCATTTCAGGAATTTTGTTGTTATCTTCTTTTACGTAAATTAAATAACTATGGCACCAATGGAAAAAATTATTAATAGGTGGTGCATTGATACCTTGTACAAGTCCAAATATATGTAATTTTTCTTGTCTTATATCTTTTAAAGATGTTCCTATATATCTTGTAAAATCATTATAATCATTTACATTAAATATCATCCCATCCATATTCATACACATTGGTGTAACATTATCGCATTTATCTGAAACAAATTTCACTCTTGCATTTTTATCTAATGATTTTATTCCTTCTACTTTTGCTAAATTGTTTAGTCCTATCATTTGCATATCTGCTGCACCTGATATTTTTTCATTATTTATATTAAGTTTTTGATTATTTTGTCTGTTTATTATTATTTGAAACTCATTAGAATCGATTTCTAGGTTCTTTTGTTGTTGAATATTTAAAATTGCTTGTTTATATATTTGTTGTGCATTATATTGCATTGTTGTTTCAATGTATTGTTTCCAGTTAAAACCACTATAATTGGGTTGGTCCAATAATGCAAGAAATAAAGCCATCGCTAATATTGATGGCTTTTTCTTTTTATTTACTTCTTGTTGTCCTTGTTCATAGTAGTAGTTAGCATCTTCGTACATTATCTGTTCTTCTTGTTTTTCAATCTTGTTTTGTTCTTCTATATATGCACTATGAATAAGGATTTCTAATATTTCACTGTTCTTTACTCGTGTTCTTCTATATATATTATTTGCTAGCATACTAAAATAATTATTATCTTTTAATAATTCTTGCTCTTTCCAGCCTTCTATATATGTATTTATTCTTTTTTTAGTTTTATTATCTGCTATATTGTAAATATTTTCTGTTGTAAAATTAAATGTGTTTAGTAATTCTTGAAGCCTGTTCTGTGTTTGTTTTGATATTTTATTATATAGTTGTTTTAATTCTTGCATTTTTGTATCGTGATAATTCCATATGTTCATATTAAACCCTTTCATAAGTATTCTTAAATATTTCTGGTTTACATGGATATATCTCACCTTGTATTCCTTTTATTATATAATCTCCGTAATTCGCATGCATAACTCCTTCTAATGTTTGTATATCGGCATTAGTATCATCATAATGTTGAAAACCTGTTGATTTTCCATGTAATATAATTTCATTACTTGATACTTTATCCATAAACCAGTCTGGAATAAAATCTATTCCTAATCTAAATGCTTCTATTTCTATTGGAATTTTTCTATATTTCATTTATATTCCTCTATTCTTTATTGATTTGCTTATTAACTACTTTTGTTTGTTCTTTTTTATTGTCTGCAGTTAGTTTTTGTGCTTTTTGTTGGTCTGTCAAATCTGTTACTTTGTCATCTTTGTTTTCTTCTTGTTGATTGTTTTGCTTTACTCCTGCTTGTCCCATCATTTGCATTTGCTCTAAATTCTTTTGAATATTCTCTTCATTCTGTAAATCCATCTTAGCTAATTCACTTGTACTATCTAAATCAAGTCCTAATAAGTTTATAACTGTATCGTCACTGACTAATCCTCTTATTTTCATTGCATTTGTAATCATTGTTGCAGTATCAGAAGGTAAGTTTCTATTTAGTTTTATTTCAATATCTCTGAAATCATATGTTTTACTTTTTTCTTTGTTGAATTTTTCTAATATTATTCTCCATCTTCTTTTAAATCCTTCAAGAAAATCACCTTCAAAAGTCGATACATATTGTTGTAAACCAAAAAATTTCTTTTCTAATGCACTGTTGTTATCTGCTTGTGTAAATCCTAAATCAGTCATATTAGGGCAAAATGAGCAAAGACATATAATATCCATTAAAGTCTTTTTATGATTTTGTAATGCTGTATCATTTACATTTTTTTCAACCCAAGCAATATCACTATTTACTTCTTTACTTCCATCTAAATATCTTACTCTACTTGTTAATACATACTCATCTTCTTTTTCTCTTGCAGGATTTATAATATCTTCCCCTTTTTCATTTTGTATAATTAACGGATTCTCTGGCTGATATCCTATAACCTTCAATATTGCTTCATCATTATATTTGAATACATTTCTTGAGTTTTGAATACATCTTTCATACGCTCTTATTAGGCTTATTACAGGTTCAAATATTGCCATTCCATCACAGTTTTCTATTGCCGTTGCTGGTATATCATCATCCCATTTTTTAGGTTGTTTTTCTTCTATATTTTCTTTAAATAAAGGCTCATCTTTATAGTTTTGTTCATAGGCTGGTGTACCGAACATTTTTCTTTTTTTAGGTGTGTCGTAATAATATCTTTTTCCATCTGCTGTTGTTAATTCTATTATTTGCTGATATTCACCGTTTGCCATATATGTACGAATTATTCTATATATACCTATTAATTTTTTTGGTAATGAATAATCCCATATTGCAACTGTTTCTAATGCGTCACTTCTTGTTATTGTTATTTCTCCTGTAATTTCATCTTTATAATATATTTCGTAACATGCTCTTTTTACCAAATAATCTAATACCAGATGTAAGAAATGTGAGCCATCATTATTATAATCCACTATATGTTTTATTAGTTCTTCTATTTCTTTTATTTCCTGTTCATCGTTAGTATTATGGTTAAATAATTCTTTTATTATCTTATCTTTGTCTGCATTAAAAGCTTTTACTTTATAAGTTGGTGCTTTTCCTCCGAAATAACCAGCAGACATTATTGATATATATCTTTCTAGTGGTACTTTTATATCTTCATCATCTAAGCTTGCTAATTCTTCGTCTGTTAGTTTTCTTCTGAACTTCTCATATAGTTCTTTTCTTACATCTAATTCTCGTTGTGCTTTAAAATATATATCTGTTATACTTCTTTCTTCTGCTAATTTTTCTTTGCTATATCTTAACATTATTTCCTCCAATCAAAAAAACACCTACTTAGTAGATGTTACATTTTTATAAATGATTTATTAGTCATTGCCATATTTGTATTTTTAGGTTTTGGATTTTCATATACACCAGTCAAACAATCTTCTGCATCATCATGTTCATTTTTCCCAGTTCTTACATAATGTTTTAAATGCTTTGCAAACTCTGGCCATTTGTCTTCCCAATTAATAGGAAAATACACATTGTTCATTACTCCTGTTGAATTGCTTAATATTCTTGCAATTTTATTGTCTCCCTGATGAAACCATCTAACATTTGTATGCCTATTGCCTAAATTTCTTAAATTTTTTATTACATTTCTTGCAAATCCTCTGCCACCATTGTTACTTTCAATATTTGAATTTCCTACATTATCTTTTGTCATCATCTCTGCTACTGCTGGTTCTGTTATTTCCATTGCCTCTTGCGTATAAATAACATCTAATATGTAATATTCCTCATTATACATTTGATAATCTATTGAACATAAATAATCATCACCTTCATCAGCAGTATCTGTATAATTCATAATATAATGTGCTGGTGGTAATTTTTCATATGTTTTAAATGCTGTATATAATCTATTTTTAACATCTATTGGCTCTTGCTGATAGTTAGCATATATAATATCTTTGTTCATATTTTTAGTTTTTAATTTATAATCTTCTTTATTTAATATTGCTTCACATAACATTGAGCCATCTTCTCGAACTGCTTTATAATTTATATGTTTTACATTATCATAATTTTCTAGTATATACCCTGCTAAATCATTGCTAGACCATCTAGTCATAATAATTATTAACTTAAATCCTGTTTCTGTTCTTGATAACATTGTATTATTAAACCAGTCTATTTGTTTTTGCAAAACATTTTCATTGTATGCTTCTTCAACATTCTTTATTAAGTCATCTATTATCATTAGGGTACAACCAAATCCAGTTGCAGTTCCTTTTGGTGATGTTGCTAAATAATTGGCTTGTCCACTTCCTTCTAATGCCCATTTATTTGCACTAGATTCGCCAAATTTAATTTTTGTATTAGAAAATATGTCATTATACACTATTATTCCTTCTGTCTTTTCCGATGCTATTGTGTCTCTTACTGATTTTGCAAATGTAGTTGATAATATTTCATTGTATGATCCAGTCATCACTTTTTCTTTGTTATTATTTCCAAATACCCACTCAACAAGTTTGCCAGCTGTTCTTGACTTTCCATGCCTTGGTGGCATGTTTATTACACAAATTCTATCATCACTTTCGTAAAAGTCTTGTAATTCATTACACATATTTTTTAAGAATTGTCTATCATCTTTATAAAAATCTGGTGCAGTTAATTTACAGTATTCAAAAAAATCACGTCTGGCTAATTCCAAACGTGCTTGTTTTTTTAATTCTTCTCTTAGACTGTTATTCATTTAATATCTTTCTCAACTCTTCTGTTGTCATTCCTGAAAATGGATTATTAACTTCTCCAGATATATTCAATTTGTCTTGTGGTTTTTCACCTATTGTATCTCTTAACAATTCAAATGCTTTTGTATTGCCTTTTATTGCTTCTTTCCATAACGCAAATACTGCACAACTTTTATTACTTACCTCTTTATCTGCAAATCCAAATTCTATCATCTGCTGTTTTAATCTTTCATCTGACACTTGCCCATCTAAAAACTTGCTTATTATTTCTTTAAATGTTTTATTTTGTTGTCTTTTCTTTCCACTTGCTTTTCCACCTTTTCTGCCTCGTTCTCGTGCTTCTTCCGAGGTTGGAGGTCTTAAATTTTGTTCATTTGCCATTTAATTCACCTTCTTACTTTTTCTACTTAGTCCAAGCTTTTTTATCTTTTAGATTTTATTTTGTTTCTACTTATTTGCTCATATTCTTTATTCTTTTATTTTATCTATTTGCTTTTGAGGATGCTTCTTTGCGTTGTTTTTATATGGTATTATAGCTCCTATATTGATTGTTTCTATCTGTAACTTATCTATGTTAGTTTCCGCCTCTTAAACATTCATCTTTAATTAGATACGGGCAATAAACTTTTTTGTCTTTTAGGCTTGTTATAATTAAAAAAGAACAATTTCTACAACTTGTAGGTAACTGTTCTTTTATATTATTTAATTTTTCTCTATGCTCTGCTTTTTCTTGTGCTGTGTACTGCTCTGTTATTAATTTATCGTTATAGGTTAGTTTTCTTGCACACATACTAATTCTCCTTCTATATTTTTTATTATTTTACAGTCTATGTTCTTATTGCAATTCTTACAGTTCTTTTCTTTAAATTCTTTTAATTTTTCTTCCATAACACTACACACCTTTCTAAAAAAACACTAAACAATAATATAATTATAGGATATATTAGATTCTATGTTATATTATTGTTTACTATATTTTTAAGACTTAACTAGGATTGTCTTATTTTGCATCTTCTGAACATATATGGAAAATTATATATCAATTGCCTAGTATGTTGATATTATTAATAAATAAAAAAGAACTAGCTATGTTATATAACTAATTCTTTTTTTTGGTTGTTTGTTATGTGGATAATTGCTATTCAACGTCCTATTTTTTTATTCTGCAATCTTTTATAGATTTGCTATTATATTTATATCACATTTTTTATGTAAGATTCTATAGGTTTTTGTAGGTTGTTTAAATTTTTGAATATAAATATAGTGCTTCTCCGTGTAACTCACAAGTGTATTGCCTTGTATATCCTAAATCTTCTGCTACTGATTCCCAACTTTTTCCTCTAGTGTATCTAAAAAACAATATATTTCTATATGGCTGTTTTAAAGTTTCTATTTTCTGATCTATTGCAAATTTTTTAACTATTAAATCTTCCATTTTTTTGTTGCAATCTATTTTTAAGTCTTCTAGCCTGTTTATTCCATCTGCAAATTTATCTGTCTCTGTATTACTTGTATTTGTTTTTGTTATAGATAATGTAGTAGTAATTTTTTCTAATTTTGTCTTTAATTCTTCTGTATCGTTCATTTTTTCTTCTATATACTTAATATTTTCTCTATAATCCTTTAGCTCTTGCTTAGCTATTTCAATTTTTTCTTTTTCTTCCTTTGTTAATTCTTTTCTCTTTCCCATATGTACCTCCTAAAAATTTATTCTACTGTTTTGCCGCATTTTGAACATTTGCTTATTGTTTTATATGCATCTGCCCAGAAACTATATCTGCTTGTTATTACCCAATCGTGCTCACACTCCGCTTCTGTTGTATTATTTGTAACTATATTTTCTTTTACTGTATTTGTTGTATTTTCTGTTGTATCTACACAACCTGTTAATATACATAGTAGTATTGCTATACTTATAGTAGCTAATGTTATTTTTAATGTTTTATTTTTCATTTTCCTATATCTCCTTTTTCTATGGTCTATTAATTTTATAATCCTAATTCTTCTAATGTGTAATTTTTGTATAATTCCATATTTCGATACATTGTGTCTTTTTCGAAATTTGGTAAATATATTGGAATACTATTTTTAATTAGAATTACTATATTTTCTATACCTATAGCACAATCATACTTTTTAATATTTTCAACTTTGTTTCTAAATGGTTTTATAATATTGCTTAAATATTCTTTTTCTTTTGCGGTTAATATGTCTTTTACTTCCTCTAAATCATGAACTGTAAACCAATACGAATATCTCCATCCTTTATATCTAACTCCATAGCAATTATTAGACCTGCCCTCCTTATCAAAATCTTCGTTATCTAATTCTGCTATTTTCCCGATTTTCCCTGTTCTAATTATCTTTACTCTTTGCCCTAATTTAAATTTATTCATACTTATTCCTCACTTTCTAGTATTTTCTCTAAATTCTCATGCATTTTGTTTATATTCCCTTGTTTTGATATATATTCAAAATATCTTATTACACAATTTCTGTGTATTCCGCTATACGTACAGCTATTTTGTAATTTACAATGTTTACAGAATATTTTTCTCATTGTTTTTACTTGTTGATGTATCATGATATAATCTATCATTTTATCTGTTATATTTTCTAACTCTTCATTTTCTTTTGCATACTTATTTATTGTAGTTTGCTGTTTATCTAATTCTTTGTGCATATATTCATTCTCTTTTAATACTCTTTTATAATCTGATAAAATATGATTTAATTTTTCTTTTATACTTTCAAATATTCTTTTAGCCCAACTAGCATGATATAATTCATATAATCCTTTATTTATATTTTTAATATCTTCTTCTATACTATTTTCTTTCACTTAAAACACCTCCTAATTATTATTTACAATTTTATATCTTAGTTCTCTTAATCTATTACAAATTGGTTTGAATGTATTATCTGTATTATTCCAACTTTTTAATTGTATTACTTTCCAAATTTCAATTTGATTAAATCTTTTATCTGTTATTTTGTCTAATATTCTTTGTACTGCTCTTTCTTTATTGCTTATAACTCTCTTGTCTGGGTAATCTTCATCTTCTTCTGTAAATATATCTATATACAGATGTTGTAATTTTACTATATCTTTTAACTCTATTTTAATCTCATCAGCTGTTTTCATATGTATCACTCCTTTCAAGCTTTTCTGCCTCACAATCTTCCATAGTAGCATAGTAAACATTATCATCAAATATAAGTCTTAATAAAATATCTAAATCATCGACTATTAATCCTTTTCTATTGCCAATTACTTTTTTTCTTGTTTCTGTTGCCACTATAGGTCCTGGCATTTTCTCTTTTATTCCAATTTGGTAAGCTTTGTGCTCTATATCTTTTTTATGTTTGTAATTAATGCAAACTATTGGCATTTGTTTTTCTACTGATAACTGGATTGCTTTCATTGTTTTTCCGTTTGCTTTACTTCCATAATATATTTTCATGTCTTGTTTTCCCCCTCTCTTATCCACCACAACTCATTTTTAAAACTACTATAGTACCTATAAACCAACCTAAGCCTAATGCACCAAAAGCTATTGCTAATAATTGTAATATTAATTTAATCTTGTCCATCTTTTTAACTCTCCTATTCTGTGTATAAGTACACAACTTCGTATTTTCCTCTTAATCTACATTTTTTTAGCATTCTTGTTGTCTCTCTTGCTGTTATACTAAAAAATTTAATTATTTCTGGTAATGTACCAACTCGTACACATTGTTCATTATCTTTAATATCGTATACTCCATATATTTTCATTTGTTCACACTCCTTTTTAAACTTTCGTAATTTCTATTATGGTTTCTTCTCTACCTTTTTCATAAATTATTCTACTTCCGTCCCAACTTTGCAAAATGTTGTAATTATCGTCTTCTAGCACTTTGTATTTAACCAATATGTCTGCTATTGCATTCTCTAAATTTGTTAAATCTCTTTTGCGTTTATTTGAAACATAGAATGTGCATTTTAGATTTACTGGATAAGTTATATTGTTTTTGTATTTTGTTAAGAATTTGCCACACTCTCGTTCAAAATTTACATATATTTCAGATTGTCCTATAAACAATTTTCCAGTTCTTTTATTTACTAAAATTCTCTGCGAATTTTTCTTGCTTCTACACATAAGTGGTATTTTTATTATCATTTTGCACTCCTTTTACATAATTTTTACACCTGTAATATCCTTTAAAGTTTATATCTTCTAGTAGGTTACATCCTAGGCAGGTTACACATTTACAATCTTGTATTGTTTCGTACTTTGGCTTGTCCATATTAATTTCCTCTCATATTTGCTAAGTAATATCTTTTATATGTAACCTCTTCATTAAATCTGTTTTTCCCTTTTTCCCATTCCTTCACAAATGAATAGCCATCTCTTTCTAATCCATCTATTCTTGCACCTAGCTGTGTTATTCCTAAATCTACATATGCATCTTTACTTGTTATACTTCCAAATTGTCTTATGTAATCTAGTATTCTTTGCTTTTGGTTTGCTTTCATTTTTTCACTCTTCTTTAATTTACATAAAATTTATTAAAATCTATATTTTTATATTCTCTTTGTTCATAATCTGTAAATTGTTTTCTTTGTTCTACTTTTCTTATTTCGGCTATAGTCGGAATAAATTTATTATTTTTTATAATTTCATTTATATTATTTATATAAATATCTTTATCCATGTCTTTAAGATTATTATAATAAATCTTTAATTGTGTTCCTGTAAATTGCTTATTATAATTGTCTTGTAAAATATGTATCCCGTCCATAAACTCAGCTTTAGTCATCATTTAAAAATTCCTCCTCTGCTGTTTTTGATTTGCTTTTGGTATTTCTCTTTACGGCATTAACAACCCATTTTTTTATGCATAGATAATGAGATTTTGCCTTATAACCTTTCATCTCTATATATTCGTCTAAGTACTTAATAAGCTCTTCCCAATTTTTGTAATCATTTTTCAGTTTCTGCAATTCTTCATCTTTCAACAATACATTTTTATATTCTCCATATTTATGTTTGTTGGCTTTTGCAGAAGCTGTAGAAGATTCATCTTCGGAAGCTGTTGTATTATTACCTATACTATCCTTACCTATACTATCCTTACCTAACCTAACCTGTGTATCCATTTTGTATCCATCTTGTATACATTCTGTATACGCATTATTTTCATCTAATTGTAATAAAGATTTTTCATCTTTATATTTTGTCTCGCGGTATCTATCTTTTTGTATGTAATTATGTATTTTCCAATGTTTTATAACTACGACACCACTTTCAAATGGAATTATAAATTTTTTAGCTATTAACACTGATAAGTCATCTTCTTTACAACCTACCATTCTCATTATATTTTTAGGATTATTTATAAAACCATCATCATCTGCTCTCATACTTAGGTGGAAATATAACAGCTGTGTAGATTGAGGCATATCTAGGAATGCATCGCTGTCTATTATTGTTTTTGCAAACATTCTTCTTTCTGCCACTTTTCTTTTGCTCCTTTCTGACAACTAGGGCAAGCAATATGTTGTGCTTACCCTAGTTGTCTAAATAATTTTTTCCAAATATTTGCACAAAGTTTTCTGTTTTGTACTGCTTTTTAAATACTTTTTGTCCAACTTTGTGTAATTTTTCTTGCAAAGTTTTATTATTTGTTACAGAAATATGGCATTTTCTGCAAATTGGTATAACTAATCCATACTTCATGCTAAGTTGCCTATTTTTACCTTCGTAAATTTCGTGTAGCTCTTCTTTTTTTGCCTTACATAAATAACATTTTTCTAAATCTTTTGTTATTATGCTAAATCTATTCTTTTCTAGTTTTGCTAACTTCTTGCTTTTCTTTTTTATCTGTCCACTTTTTATCGAATTTTCTGTGTTCTTCTGTCCGCTTTTCTGTCTTATTTTTGGGTACTGGATTAAAACTATTTTTTAAATTTGTTACTATCATTTATCCCACTCCTTCAACAAACTATCTATTTCGCTTTGTGACTTTGTTTCTACATTTAATGTTTTTGCCAATTCGATAAGGTCTTCTATTAATAAACTCATCTCTTTTGTATTGTATGTAGAACTACCGTAGTAGCAATTTACTTTTATACATTTGTCTTTTTTACTTACTTCTTGTACTAAAAATCCTAATCCTTGTTTTTCCCATATTCTTTTAAAATTCATATATGTTTTTTCTTGTACTATAAATGGCTCAAAACTTCCTATTTGTAATATTGCATCTTTGTATACATCTTCTTTAGTTACAATTGTTCCATCTTTACATAGTTCTTTTGCAATTTTGTCGCATAGCACCCAACAATAAGAATTAGCGTCTAAACTTCTTTTTTGTCTCCACTTTTTTAGCTCAATAGTTAGTTTATTTTCGTTTTTTAGTTGTTCAACAATATCTTTGTTGTTTGTATCTACAAGAAGGCTTATTTTTAATTTTCGAGTGTTTATGTCTGTATCTGTTTTTAGTATTATTCCTGTTGTTTGCATATTCTCATCTCCTTAGAATGGCAAATCATCTCCACTAAATGTCTCAAAATCTGAATTTTCAGTTTGTTCTGTACTTTCAGCACTTCCTTTTTTATCTCCTGCAAAATAAACCTCTTCTGCAATTATTTCAGTTGCATAATGTTTTTGCCCTTGGTCATCATCCCAATTTCTTGTTTGGATTCTTCCTACTACTGCAACTTGTTGTCCTTTACTAAAATATTTTTTACAAAATTCTCCTGTTTTTGCAAAAGCTATAATATTTATAAAATCTGCTTGTTGTTGCCCTTCTTTTGCAAACCTTCTATTTACTGCTAAAGTAAAATTTGCTACTAATGTATTTGTCGTTTGTGTATATCTAACATCTACATCTTTTGTTAATCTTCCTATTAATTCAATTTTATTCATCTTTATTTCCTCCTTGTTTTTTGTATATAAAAACTCTTTTTTTGTTTGTAAGGTTTACAATTGCTAATCCTGTTATTTGTTTATCTTCAATTTTTATTTTTTCGACTACGAATTTATCACTACAACTGTATTTACCGTTTGTTTGCTTAATATTGCAATCTTCTGCTTTAATCCATATAAAAGGTGCTGTATAAAGTTCTCTTCCTATTCCCCAATTAAAGCATGCTCTTTTAAAACTATCAGATGCTAAGCCTTTTTCTTTTTCTGTATAGCTTTCTGTCCCGGTATCTTCTTTTTCAATCCATTGGCTTTTTTCTTTATCCCATATCGAAACAATGCAATTTGCGTTTTCTCTGCTATAATGTTTTTGCCAATTCATTTGCCCTACTGTTTCATCTAAAATGTTCTGATCTACTCTTGCATCTTTGTATAGTAATAAACTTAATCCATTTTGTTTTATCATCGCTATTCTTACATCAATCTCATCGTTTTTTAAATCTCTAAACATAATTTCTCCTTATTTAATTCTTAAACTTGTCTTATCACTTATTATTCTTGTACCTGGCACTATTTCCCCTGTTTCCTTAAAATAATTTTTTATAGCAGTTTTATCTATTTTTGTTGTTACTACTTCTTGTTTAAAATCTGCTGGTATTTCATCTTCGTTTTGGATTTCTACAGAAAGTGGATTTTTAGTAATACTTATTTTTCCAATTTCTGTTTCTAGTTTTTGTATTCCTAATTTTTCCATATTTTCTTTTACATATTGCTTAAATTTGTCTATGCTATTACTTTCTGCTTTTTTTAATTCTTGCAATCTTTTTATTTGTGTATCTACAGCATCTATTAATGCTTCTTTATTTTGTATATAGCCTATAATGCCTATACTTTTATTCTGTAATGCCACTGCTAGTTCTTGTCCTAATTCGTTGTATTCTTCTTCTGTTATCTCTCCGTCTTGAACTTTATCCATTATTTCTATAAATTTATCTGTTATGTTGTATAAACTTAAATTACTCATTTTTCATTCCTCCAAAAATTAAAAATTTGACTTTCTTATGTAAATGTGCTAATATAAATTTATAATGCTTTACATAAGTATTTTAAGTGTTACTTGTCTGTCGTCGTGGTTGTTGTCAGACAAGTCTTTTATTATTATTTTATATTGATCTATTAGATACTTTAATGCTTCTTTATCTTGCACATTTAACATATATGTAATTGCTTTTGCCAAAATATTTGCCATTTCTTCTTGCATTTCTTCTGTTCTCTTGTCTACAGCTTGTCCTATTTCTTCTCTAGTTGCTGTTAAATCCTTGTATACTTCTTCAAATTCCTCTTGTAAATTTTTTGTTGTCTTTGCTGTTTTTAGCTTGTTAAACATAATAATTACATTTTCTCTTTTATTCATTTTTAAAAACCTCCTAATAAATTAATCATCTGTGCCTTTTCTAGTTGTATTTCTTGTAATGTCTTGTTTTTGCTGTCTAGGTTAAATATCACATTCACATTTCTTTTTGTCTTATATACTTTCTTTGTTTTATGTGCTTTTTTATATGTTATTTTCGCTATTGCATACAAAGCTATAAAAAACATAATTGTTAAGATTACTGTTGTTGTTGCTAATATTTTTATTACTTCTTTTGTTTCTACTAAACTCATATTTCTCACCTTCTTTCAAGTTATTATTTTAATTTTCTTATTCTATATATTTGATTTTCTTCAATTTCTTTACTCATTGCTTGTTTTCTTATTCTTTCAAAATCTTCATCGAAATCCTTTTTAAATACCAATATTTGATTTCCTTCTATATAGTGTGGTAAACTTTTAGCTATCTTATAAGCTTTGTCTTTTCCACATCTTCGAAGTATCTTTATATCTTGTATCGTGTACACAAGTGGCTCTACTTGCAAATTAATCATCTCCTTTTTTCTATTTTTGTATCAGGTCGCAATTATTTTTCTATTACTGGAACTAGTCCATTTTTCTTTAATAAATCATATAAGAACAATCTTCCTTTTTGTGTCCACTTCGTATTCATTTTTACAAAATGTGTGCCATCTCTATGTGTTAAATCTATTGTTTCACTATGTGTATATCCATTATTGTGATATTCTTTATATAGTAACCATTGTCCACTCTGCTTGAATTGAACACCTAAATCATGAAGTTTTTTGTTCATTTCTTCACCAGACATTCCGTAATCTTTTGCTATAGCTGTTATAGTGACTAAGCCTTTATTTTGTAGTATCTTATCTGTATAGTCTGCTTTTGGCTTTAATTCTCCAATTATTTGTTTTTGTTGAGTATTTTCTAATTGTAACTTCTTCTTTTCCTCCCTTTCTTGCTTTAATTGCTCAAATACTTTTATTGCTAAATCAGGATTATCTAATAATTCATCAGTTGCATACATTCCATTTTTTCTGATTGAAGGTAATACTTCACTTGTTACCCATTCTGTAAATTTCTCTGCTTCAGGTTTTCTACTTTGAAATATTACTTTATATAAATTACTTTCATTTATAAATATTGCATTCTGTTTTCTTCCTAAAGAATCGATGATGTCGGTACTAACTACCCCATCTTGATTCAATCTTTTTTTACAATCTCTTGCATTTTTTATATCTAAAATCTTGCATACATCTGCTAAACACACATATGGTTGTGTTTTTATTTCTTGTGCTCTTATTTCTCCAAATTTACTATTATTAAATACATGTAAATCTTTCATTTACTTTCCTCCTTCTTGCACTCTTCGTTAATTTTTTTCACGTTTTAATCAAAAAAAATATAATTATTTACACTTAAATTATTGTCATTACAATATTTTATTAGTGCTCCAAATATTGTTGCTCCAGCTCCTTTACCACCGTTCCTAAAAATCTTATTTAAGTGAGTTCTTTGCACATCAAGTGTCCTTGCCATTTCGGATTGATTATTATCAAATCTAGTTTCAAGCAACTTATTTAAAGCTTTCATATTAAGAATCATTTTATCACCCTCTTTCGTGAATTTTATTTACAGGCATATATTATCATCTGTGAATTTTTTTGTCAATACTTTTGTGAATTTTTTTTACATTATTTTATTAAAACCCTATTCTCTGTAAGAAAAAAACTTTTTTAGGTTGTTGCTTTTTTTCACACATTAGTGTATAATAATGTTAAATAAGTTCACATAAAGAAAGGAGATTGTTATGTTTGATGTAGAATTATTTTCAACAATATTACAAGAAATATCAAACTCATATAGCTCTACAACTGAATTTTCAGAAAAATCTGGAGTTAACAGGACTTATCTTTCAAAGTATATTAATAAAAAACTAAATCAGCCCCCTACGCCTAAAATACTAGAGAAAATTGCGATTTCATCTCATGGAATAGCTTCATATGCTGATTTAATGGAAATTTGTGGATATTTAAAATCCGTAAATAGATTAAAAATAAAAGAAGAGGAATATTCTAAAACTATAAAAAACGTACTACCAGAGAATTTTTCGCCAAGTGAAATACAAATAATAGAAAATTATTTGCTTTCTGATTCGTCTATCCCTGATTTTGAGCAAAAATTCAATGATTTTGAAAACTTTCTGTCCTCCCTGCCTGATAATAAAAGAGATTTTTTACTTCAAATAACTTCTAATTTTTTATTGAATGTTGTAAAAAAGCTTTCAAATAATGCTAATGAAACACAATCAATTTATAATAAAAGTAACAAACTTTTAGATAAAACTGATATTCCGCCAAAACAATTCTACATGTGCCCAGTCTATGGCAAAATTAGTGCAGGAATACCAAATTGGGCTGAGGAATGTTTAGAGGGATATTTACCATTAGACATTAACTTAATGGGAATAATCAACCCAGAAGAGTGTTTTTTTCTAAAAGTAAATGGTGAAAGTATGAATAAAGTTGTTAAAAATGGAGCTTATGCATTAATAAGGAAACAAAATGTAGTTGAAAATGGAGAAATTGCAGCAATTTTAGTAAATGGGTTTGAGGCAACATTAAAAAAATTTACTAAGCAAGGAGATTTAGTAGTATTAGAGCCAATGTCTGAAGATAATAGTTATACTACACAAGTATATGGACCTGATACAGAAATAAGAATATTAGGAAAATATATTGGAAAATTTGAGATTAATAAATAATCTTGACAAAACTAAAATAATAAATTAATATAAATAAAAAAATAAGGAAAATAGATGTAATCTAGATTTGCGACCTGATACATATATTTTCCACACATAGACACATTGAAAGTGACTACATGTGAATTATATCATATGTACCTTCATTTTCAAGTGTTTTTTGAAAAATATTTGGAAATGGAGGTATTTATTATGAAAGCAAGTATTAGAAAAAATAAATTAAAAAAAGGTTATAGTTATACTGTTATTATAGATTATGGTATTGTAAATGGTAGTAGAAAAAGAGAGCCATTAGAGACATTTTCTAGAAAAGGTGATGCTGAAAGTTACAAAGCAAAAATACAAACAGAAATTGATAACAATACTTTTATTGCTATACCAGATATTACTTTCGCAGATGCTATTGAACAATGGATGGAAAATTATGTTGCAAATAATTGTGAACCTAATACCGCTTCCGGATATGAATTAATCAACAGAAAATATTTAAAACCTTGTTTAGGTCATATTCCATTCAAAGTTATTAGTAGTCCAAATGGAATTGACATAATAAATAATTATTATAAATATTTAAGATTTGAATTATCAAATGAAACTTATATTGATTCTACAGGAAAAGAGAAACATAAAAAGAATCTCTCTTATTCAACAATTGAACATCACAAAGCGCAAATATCTGGAGTTTTTACATATTTTATGGAAAATAAAAAGCTAGCATCTAATATATGTATTAATACAGTTATTCCAAAAACTGAAGAAGAAAAAATGCGAGATGTTGTAATAGATGATATCGAGAATTACGAAGATGAAGAACTTTATGAAGATGAAGAATTTATTACCCCTGAGCAAGCAATTCAAATTTTAAATTTATTTATGAATACAGATATGATGGTTCCCGTTTTTTTAGCTGCACTTGTTGGATTGAGAAGAAGTGAAATTGCAGGTATATTAAAAAGTAAAATAGATTTAGAACAATGCAAACTAGTTATAAAAAACTCTAGAGTCAGATGTGGTAAAAAAACTATTTTTAAAAGAAAAAATAAAAATAAAACCTCTACAGAT